GCCCGGGCAAACCAGAGGGTGTGGTTGCCGATGTTGGCGCCGGCGTCCACGGCCAGGCCGTCCACGCCGAGCGTGCGGATGTGCTCGAGCAGCGGCGCCTCGTACCAGTGGCCGGCGTGCCAGGCGCGCGCGATCACGCCGCCGGCGGGCGCCTCGATGGTCATCCGGCGCTCCCCGAGCGCCAGGTGCAGGAGCTCGGTCCTCACCGTGCGCCCCGGCTATGGGCCCAGTGGTGGACGGCGTAGGTGCCGGCGCCGATCCGCAGGGGCCGGCCGGCGCGCCGCGCCGGAATGGACCGCGGGTAGAAGGTGGCCTCGGGCAGCACGAGCACGCCGTCAGCCGTCACGCCGGCCGTCAGGGGCCCGAGCAGGTCGGTCAGGTAGTGGACGGTCTGGATGGCGAGGTAGCGGCCGCGGTTGGCCGCCACGCTCGGCGGCAGGCCGGCCATGGCGCGCCTGACCCAGGGGTGCTCGGGCTCGGCGCCGATCACGGCGTTGCTCACCAGGCGCCGGCCGCGCCAGCGGTTCGCCGACCAGACGATGAAGGCCGAGGCGCCGGCGCGCTGGACGGCCTCGAGCAGCGGGTCCAGGGCGCGCACCGGCTCGACGTCGGTGTCGACGTAGACGCCGCCGAAGCGCCACAGGCTCTCGAGGCGCACGACGTCGGCGCGGCTGCGGTGCTCGTGGCCGGACACCGGGTGGTCGTAAAGCTCCCGGTTCACCATCGGCTCGAGGTCGGCCGTGCGCGCCCAGTCCTGCAGTTGCCAGGTGGGGTGGAGCTGGCGCCAGCGCTCGCCGTAGCCGACGAATTCGGCCGGCATCGGCGGGCCCGGCGGGCAGATCCACACCCGGTGCAGGATCCGCGGGATCATCGGGGCCGGATCCACAGGCGGGCCCCGTCCTCGAGGCCCCAGGCCTCGCGCAGCTTCACGCGGGCGACGAGCTCGACGCAGTCGGTGCCGTGGCCGCGGGAGCCGGGAATCATGAGGTGGCCCTCGAGGGCGTGCTCGCCGAGGCCGAAGCGGGCGGGCCAGAACCAGTAGTCGCCGCCGTGGCGGCCGCTCTCCGGCCGGCGCTTGTCCCAGAAGGTCCGGCGGGGCGGCCCGAGAAGGTTCAGGGCGCGCACGCCGCCGTCCAGGCGCACGTTCAGGCTGCCCGGGAAGGGGCGGTAGCCCAGGGGGCGCTCGAGCTGCCCGGTGAGCTTCGCCCACCAGGTGCCGCAGTTGCCGCTCCCCGAGAAGATGGCGCCGCGCAGGGCCGGCGCGCGCAGCACGTAGAGGGTGCGCCGGCGGTCCTTGGACCAGACGCCGGGGGCGGCGCCGATCGGCGTGCCGCCCAGCTCGCGCACGCGCTCGTGCACGGCGGCCAGGTCGGCCGGGTCCAGGTCTCGGTGGAAGCGCTCGCTCGGCTCCGGCAGCTCGACGACCAGCAGCCGGCGGGCGGCGGCGCGCAGCGCCTCGAGGTGCTCGCGCCAGGGCACGAGGTGGTGCAAGACGGAGAGGGCGAGCACGACGTCGAAGTGGCCCAGGCCCCGCAGCTGGGTGAGGTTCAGGCGCCGGCGGACGAGGCGCACGCGGCGATCGCCGTTCGCCTTGGCGGTGGTGGCGAGCTCGGGCGAGTCGTCGACGGCCGTCACGTCGGCGCCGAGGTCCTGGGCGAGCCGGAAGCTGAAGTAGCCGCCGGCGGCGCCGAAATCGAGAACGGTGCGGGGGCGCAAATGCCCCAGCCCCTTGCGGAGCAGGGCGTAGCGGGTGGCGCACTCACGGTAGCCTCGGGTGGTCACCCGGCCGCGAACCCATCGGTCCTGATACGGCATGCGCCTCGGGCGCCCCCAGGTCGAAGGTATGGGCCCTGGCCCCGAGGCCCGTCCAGGCGCCTCGGGGCCCTCGAGCTCAGGTCAGCTCTGCGACGCCTCCTCGGTCCGCCACTTGCGGAAGGCGCCGGGCCGCCAGGTGCCGAACGCTCCCCGCCACTCGGCGAGGATGGTCCGCTTGTTCTCGATGAACTGCTGGTCGACCCAGCCCACCGAGACGGCCGCGTCCTCGCGGTCCCAGAGAACCGCGCCGCGCATGAAGTCGCCGACGACGAGGTTCCGTTCCTCGGTCTGCAGGCCCTGGAAGTCCTGCATGGCCATGGTCTCGACCACGGTCACCGCCCAGAGGCGCATGTTCTGGCCGTCGGTCACGACCACCCAGACGTAGCGCTTGTCGGTGCCCTTCTGGAGGATGACGTCCTCCCAGTCGAAGGGGTGAATCAGCACGCCGTTGGGCGTGTAGCCCGCAGTCAGGACGTCGGTGATGCCCCGTCGCACGATGTCGATCAGGGTGTCCGTCGTCTTGACGCGGCCGCCGCCGGCGACCGGCCCGTTCCCGCACTGCAGGACGAGCGGGTTGACGCAGATGCCGTTGAATTCCTCGCCGACCCCGGAGCCGTACATGATCAGCTCCTCCTCGTGCTTGCCGAGGTCGTAGAGGAGCTCGCCGTTGATCATGCCGGCCAGGGCCGGCACGTCGTCGAGCTGCTCGTCCTCGACGGGCATCCAGACGGCGATCTTCCGCACCGGCTCGATGACCGTGTCGAGGGTGATGCTGGCGTCGGGCTTCTTGGCGCCGTGCGCGACCGCCAGCGCGCCGCGCTGGTAGTTGGTGATGCGCGTGAACTTCACGGCGTTGCTGGAGGTCTGCGAGACGTTGAGGATGTCGCGCAGCACCAGCCGGTCGTGCTCGGTCACCCGGACGAGCTCCGGGATCCGGGTGGGCTCGATGACGCCGTCGCCCAGGGTCGGCACGCTCGCCTTCATTTCCTCGAGCTGCGCGGCCGTGATGGCGATGAAGCGCTCGCGCAGGTTCTTGACGCCCTGCACCAGGCGGAACGTGCCCTGAGCGTGCTTGCCCGCCTGCCGGAAAGCCGCGAAGCCCTTGGAGGCCAGCACGAACTGGCCGAGCTTCATGTAGCCGACGACCTTCTCGCGCGCGGCCTTGGTCTCGAGCGCCGCCTTCTGCTCCCGCGCCGCCTTCTGCTCGGCGGTCTCGTCGTCCGGCACCTGGCCGTCGGGCACCCGGCTCAGGCGGGTCTCGCCGTCCAAGAGCGCCTTGATGCGCGCGTCGCGGTCGGCCTCGTCCTGCATGGCCTTGGCCTCGCCGGCCCAGGTCTCGAGCTCGGCGGCCTTGTCCTCCGGCATCGCCTTGCCCCGGAATTCCTCCTGCCGAGCCTTGATCTGCTCGAGCAGCTTCTTGTGCTTCGCCTTGTCGAACTTCACGGTGGTCGCTCCCTCAGTGCCTCAGTGTACGGCCTGGCTTCAGGGTCGCAGTGCGTGCGCGGCGGGCGGCGTCAGCCGATGCCGAGGCTCCGCAGGTTCAGGTCCCGCAGTCGCTCATCGAGCGCGATCCGGCGCGGGTCATCCGGTGCCAGCTCCTTGGCCGCAGCGGCGACGCCCGGATCCGGGGTGTCGGCAGGCTGGGTGTCGAGAAGGGCGCGGAGGTTCGGGTCGGTCGCCTTCAGGGCCTCGATGTCCTCGGCGCTGAAGGTCTCGGCGAGCAGCCGGCGGACGGCCTCACGGTCGGCCGCCTTCACAGTGTTCGGGTCCACGCGGGTGTCCTGGTTCATCGCCTCGATGACCAGGCTGTCCTCCCGGAGCTGGACTTCCTTCAGGTACCGCCAGATCCCGGTGCGCTCCTCCTCGGGAGTGGGCATCTTGATCTGGATGGCCCGGTAGCCGATCGAGAGGCCGTCGACGTAGGGGCCGTTCTTGCCGCCCTTCACCCGGCGGTAGATCTCATCGCCGTCCGGGCCCTCGATGATGTCGTGGCGGGTCCAGAGCCCCTCGCCGTCGACTTCCTTGGCCTCGAGCAGCTTGCCCACCACCCGGCGGATGCTGTCGCGGCCGTGGCTGTCGATGAGCGGAACGATCCGGCCCTTGCCGCCCTTCCAGTCCGAGAGGGTGCGCTTGAAGGCGCCGGGCAGGATGATGTCGCCGCCCTGGTCCAGGCTGTAGGCCGCCACGAGCCCCTCGAAGGTGCGCGTGGCCTCGTCCACCGCCTTGATCTCGAAGCGCCGCACCAGCGACTTCATTTCCTCGTCGGGCTCGGCGGCCTTCAGGGGCGCGGGGAAGAGCTTGGCGTCGCGCAGGTGCTTGGCGACGTGATTCCAGACGCCCTGCTTGTCGGCCGCGGGGATGTTCGAGCCGCCGCGCGCGCCGTTCAGGATCCCGATCACGGCCTGGCAGGCGGCGATGTTGGCCGCGCCCACCGTGCCGTCGCCGGCGACGTCGTGGTGCATGAACTTGTAGGCCGCCTTGGTCTTGGCGTCGCCCTCGGGGTCGACCCAGGCCGCGGCGCTGCGGTAGTAGGTGGCCGGCTGGCCCATCTTCAGGCGGGTCATCATTGCGGGCCCGTCCCAGGCGCCCTTGCTGGTCGGGGTCGAATGCGCCGCGATCGCGCCCTTGATCTCGTCCGGCTCCATGGTCACTCCTCCGTGGTGGCGGGCTCGCCCTCGCCGGCGGCCGCGACGTCGTAGATCAGGGTGCAACGGCAGTTGGGCTCGCCGGGCTCGGTGAGCCCGTTGTCGAAGGCGGCGTCAATGTCGATGTAGGAGCCGTCGTCCAGGGCCGCGTGCTCATCGCGCACCCGCTCATCCCGGGCGCTGAGCCAGCTCTTGGTGGTGCGCCGGCCGCTGTCCCGGGCGAAGCCCGAGAGGCTGCGGCGCTGGGCCCCGTTCCAGGCGCGCGTGGTCTCGGTGCGCGCGGTCATCTTCGCCCGGTAGCGGCTGAAGGCCGGCAGGTCCTCGAGGCGCTTGGCGAGCTCGCGCACGGTCTCGCCCTTGAGCAGGCCGGCCTGGACGGCCGCGGCCACCGCCCGCCCGGTCTCCTCGCCCATGACGTCGGCGAGGAAGGCGGCCTCCTGGTCGGCGTACTTGGCCAGGCCCGGCTCGAGCACGGTGAAGCTCAGCCCCAGGCGGCTCGCCGCCAGGTGCACGGCGTCGCGCCCGGTCGCCAGCACGAGGGGCCGGCTCAGGGTCGCCAGCTTCTTGCGGCTCTCGAGGAGGTGCGCGTCGGCTGCCCGCTGAAAGGCCGTCGTGCTGTCGTGGTCCACCGGGCCCTGCTTGGCCTCGCCGGCGCCGGCCGCCTTCTCGCGCAGGTGGCGCTCGGCCAGGCGCACGATGTCGACCTTGAGGTCGGTCAGGTAGCCGTGGATGGCGAGCTCCCAGCCGCTCTCGGCCGCCTTGGTGTGCAGGTCGAAGAGGGCCCAGTGCATGCCCTTGATGTCCGACTTGGTGTCGGGTGCCGGCGCGGCGTTGGCGCCGCCCGCCGGCGGCGGGGCGCCGAAGGGCGCGGGCTTGGGAATGAGGCCGACGATCAGCTTGCCCTGGTCGCCGCCGATCGGCTCCTGGCCGGTGAAGAGGCGCCGCTCGTCGACGGTCCAGGTCTCCCGGTTCATGGTGCTGATGCGGCTGCGGCGCTCGGCGTCCTCCTGGGCGGCCTTGACCTTGGTGGTGTCGAAGCGAACGAGGAGGCCGCGGGCGCGCTCGGCGGGGGTCAGGAGGGCCCGGCTCAGGCGGCGCTCGTAGTCGCGCCAGAGCGGCTCGACGGTCTCCTCGTAGGCCGCGCGCCGGGCCTCGGCCATCTGGCTCCAGGGGCTGTTCTCCATGCCGCTGAGCCAGCCCAGCACCACCGGGGGCACCCCGAAAACGGAGCCCACCGTGGCCTCGACGCGGTTCAGCACCGGCTCGGGCAGGAGGTCGCGCATGGCGCTCGCCGCGCGCGAGAAGGTGGTCCCGCCCGGCAGGGCAAGCGGCGCGCCGGCCTGGGCCGGTCCGCCGTACCACTCCTCGAGCGCTTCCTTCCAGAGCTTCCAGTCGGCCTCTTGCGGGTGCCAGTCCTTGTCCGGGCTCACGACGCCGCTGGGGAACATGGCGCGGTCCAGGTAACGCCGGACGATCCGGTCCACCTGGTGGCCGAGGTCCAGCTGCCCGAGGGCGACGTCCACCAGGCTCGGGCTGTCGCGCCAGCCCGAGGGGCTCGCCGCGCGGAAGTGCACGACGATCTCGCCCTGGGCGACGGGCCGCCAGACGCCGGCGGCGCGCGTCCGGTAGGCCCCGTAGATCAGCTGGCCCTGGGCGCGGCTGTCGAATTCGTCGGCCGAGAAGGGGGTCACCAGGGCCTGGTTGCCGGCGATGTTCGGCTGGACGAGCCAGAGGGCGGCGCCGGTGTTGTCCCGGTAGTACTGGGTGCGCTCGAGCATCTCGCCGATGTCGATGTCGGGCCGCGGCTGGTCCAGGAGCGGGGCCAGCGGGTGGTCCGGCAGCCACTTCTCGCCGTCGGCGTTTTCCTGGACGACCATGAGGGGCGGCTCGGCGACGCGCGTCGCGCGCCAGCGCATGGCGACGAAGCAGTAGGCCGAGGTCACGAAGGCGATGGCCCGCGTCAGGCGCTCGGCGTCGGGCACCGGCACGTTCCCGGCGCCCATGATCAGGCGGATGATGTTGGCGGCGTCGGGCCCGACGAAGGTCACGCCGGTGTCGGGCACCGGCAGGCCCTTGGCGCTCGGGGCGACGGCGGCCTGGGTGACGGTGGCGACGGCGGTCGGGTTGGTCCCGTTGCCGTTGTGGCCGTTCGAGGAGCTGGGGAGCAGCCCGCGCAGGCGGGCGACGATGGAGGGCGGTGGCGGGAGCCGAGGGCTCACCGCGTCGGGGCGGGCTTAGACTTCTTTCCGGGGAACCAGGGCGTCCGGTTCGCGTCGCCCTGGGGCGGCGCGAAGGCTAGCATGATAGACTCGGCGCGGTCGGGGCTCTTGGTCACCTTGTACTTGTCCCTCATTTCATCCTTGCTCGCCACTTCAATCTGCCCGCGGGCGTTGGTACGGTAACGCAGGGAGGCCAATTGCGACAGGGCCACCTCGTCGACCAGCCCGTTGAGGTCGCCGGCCTCGAGGCGCATTCTGACCGCCCAGAAGAGCTCGGAGCGCAGGTTGGCGTAGCGTTCCTTGTCCCGGGCCGGCAGCCCGACGTTGACCAGGTGCACGGTGTAGCCGTGGTCCTGCAGGTGGAGGCCGAAGTAGTAGCCAATCCCCACGCTGTCGACCTTCACGTCGCCGACGCCGCAGCGCTCCCGCCAACGATCGAGCTCCGCGAGCGCCTGCCCGCGCGGGTCCTGCTCGAGCCAGGTTTTCTGGTCCAGGATGTCCGGCCCGCGGCGGATGGTCAGCACGGTCTCGTCCTCGCCGGGACCGGCCACGTCGATCCCCGCCTCGACCGGTTCCTTGCTCTCGGTGGTGTCGCGCTGCTTGGCCGCCTCGAGCCAGCTCAGGGGGTTGAGGCTGTCGGGCGCCTGCTTGGGAAAGCGCGCCATCACGCGGCTGTCCCAGAGCGGGTTGCGCGGCACGCCCCACTCGAGCCACTTCTCGAGCACCCAGGCGCGGCGCGTCAGGTAGGGCCGCTCGGCCTGCTCGAGCAGCTCGGGCGGCATCTTCTCAAGCAGCTCGACGCGCTGGTTGTCGGCCTCGTATTCGCTGCCCGAGAAGCTCATCCCCAGCGGGATCAGGCCCTTCAGGTTGGGGGTGGCGAAGGCGTCAATCGAGAGGGTGTGCCAGCTGGCGCGCTCGGTGCCGAAGGCGTCGAAGAAGGGGCCGCCGATCACGGTGGGGTTGCCGGTCATCACCACCCGGACGTCGCCGCCGGCCCGGATGCCCTCGATGGCCTCGAAGATGCCGGGGCGCACGCCCTGGCCCTCGTCGATGATGATCAGCACGTGCGTGGCGTGGTAGCCCGAGAAGCGGCTCGTGTCGTTGGTCGACAGGCCGATCGCAAAGACGTCCTCGCTGATCTGCAGGTCGGCGGTGTGGACGTCGTAGTAGATCGCGGCCGTGGCGGCGGCCGCGCGAGTCTCGCCCCAGAGCTGGCGCTTGACCTGGTTCCAGCTCGGGCCGGTGGTGACGACGATGGCCTTCTCGCCCATGGCGTGCCAGTAGGTCACCCACCAGAGCACCAGCCGGCCGAGGGTAAACGTCTTGCCGGTGGCGTGGCAGGCCTTCACGGCCGTGCGCTGGTGCGTGGCGACGGCCTGGCAGAGCCAGCGCTGGGCGCCCCAGAGGCTCGCCCGCAAGAAGCGCTCGATGAAGAGGTCGGGCGCGGCCAGCACCGAGCGCAGGCGTGTCCGCTCCGCCGGCGCCAGGGCGAGACTCACGCGCGCGCCCTCGCCTCGAGGAGGCGCGCGAGCTCATCCCCGATCGGCCAGATGCCCTGGTGGCCGCGGGTCCGGTAGGCCGGGCTCACGGCGCGCACGTCGGCGAGCAGCCAGGCGAAGCGCCCCGGCGTGTAGTCGCCCCAGGGCCTGGTGCCCTCCGCCGGCTCCCAGCCCTCGGTGGGATGGATGTCGGCGAGGGTGGCGATCGCCACGATGCCGCCCCGCGGCAGTTCCTCGAGCTGGCAGTGGAGCACGGCCTCGGCCGCCGCGCGGAAGGCGGGGCTCGGGAGCTCGAGGGCGCGCGTGGCCGCGTGGATGGCGAGGCGCCCGCGGTAGCCGGTGCGCCAGCTCCGGGTCTCCTCGAGCTTGGCGCCGGCAGCCACCAGGCTGGCCCAGGGCTGCCACAGGCTCAGGCCCATCATGGGGCGCTCGGCTGGGCCGGCTGATGGGGGCGGTGGCCTGGCACCGGCTGCGCTCCGCATTCCTGACGCGGCGGGTCCGGCATCGGATGCCGCCGGCCGCCCGGGTCCTGACGCCGGACGCGAAGGCCGCGCTGGTGGCTCGCCTCGGCGCGCGGCGGGGGGCAGGCGCCCCGATCGGGGTCGGGCCTGGGGTCCAGGCCCCGGCGTAGGCCGCGGGGCTCACAGATCAAAGGGCACCCCCGTCTTGGCGGCGGCGAAGAACACAAACTGGACGAACTCCTGCAGGGGCAGGCCGGCCAGGTGGGGGGCGCGCTCCCTGAGCCCGCGGTTGAGCCGCACCCACTGACGGCCGGTCTCGACGCTGAAGAGCCGCTCGAGCA